AAATTAACTAGTTTACGATTCGGACTCTACTTAAGTAGTGTATTTCAGCACATTACACTTGACACCGATTCGTCACATAGGTAATTCTGCCTACATGCAGAAATCACCTGATCCAATTTCACAATTAATCGATCTTTGGCCGTCTTTAGACGTTTTTGCCAAGGATTTAGGCTTGTTAGACATTGGTCACGTCCGCGTGATCAAGTGCCGCCGACGCATTCCAAAGGCTTATTGGTGGCCTATGGCTGCTGCCGCTAAGCGCCGGAAGATACAAGGCGTCACCGTCGAAAGCCTAAAAGATATCCACAAAAATATCGGGGCGAGGCCGTCCCGATGAAACCGCCTGCTATCGTCATGCGCGCGCGTCTGGCCGGCATTGAAGTGCCGCGCTGGGTGCCAAGCCGCCTCGCTGCTGACTATTGCGATACGGCACTGGCTCATGGGGAAGAATTCGCAGCCAGCCGTGTTCGTAAAATGAAGCGTGATCTTGAAGAAACAAACAAAGCCTTTGCAATGCTCGATACATTTGTCGATGCGCTAAAGTCTTGCAAAAATGTCAAAGAAATTGATGCACGGTTGAAAGCGTATATCGCTGCCGACATCGATTTACGTTCCATCAAACCATCAGAATTTGTGGAGGCTGACAGGCTTGCCACAGAAAGTGAAATGGGCAGGCGCATAGCACGCTCATAGGGCCGGCATTGGTAATGAGTTGCCGGTCCGTTTTTTTTCTCAAGAAAGGGTCAATCATGTCCATTGGAAAGAAAGTCTTCATCGCCGCAGTTCTGTTCTCAACTGCTTCGCACGCTAATCCCTATGCGCTGAACGATAAGGAATATGTTTCTTATATGCGTGACTGGGCAAAAACGATGGTCGCTGCAACTGTCGCCGAGCAACAATGTGGTGATTATGGCGTGACATGGAACAGGAAATATTTTGATCAGACTATTCGGCCAATCAAGTGGAATAAAGACGACTACCATCAGTTTCTGCAAAACGAACAAAGCATCAGCGCAGCAATCTTGCGCGATAAGCATTCGCAGTTTGGACATAAAGAATTCTGCAAAGGCATGATTTCTTTTTTCAATGAAAATTACGGCCATCTGGCTGAAAAGCCCATTGCTGTAATTAAAGATCACTGAGGCACGTTATGGCGCAATTAATCTTATACGAGAATGCTTGTAAGGCTATTCAGACGGCGCGCGCTGTCGATGAGGTCAAAGGAATTCTCGATAAGACTGAGGCTGTCAGGGCCTATGCGCGCCAGGCCAAGAATAAAAATCTGGAGGTAGACGCAGCGGAAATTCGTATGCGTGCAGAGCGCCGCCTGGGTCAAATGTTGCAGCATCAACGTATCACGCATCAGATGCACTTAGGCGGACGCCCCAGTGAAAATCCTACTAATCCTAATCGATTTAAGTTGCAGGACGTAGGAATTGATAAAACGCTATCCAGTCGTGCGCAAAAAATGGCGTCCATACCTGAGCCAGAGTTTGAGGAAATTCTGTCTGAATGGCGCGAGCGTGTGGCTGAGGAAAATCATCGCGTCACGATTAATCTGTTCCGGGCTGCTAAAAAGGCGAAGTCTCGATCAGAACGAGAGGCGGAACTCGCGCAGAAAATAGTAAACCTGCCGGATGCTAAATTCGGCGTTATCCTGGCGGATCCTCCTTGGCGTTTCGAGGTCCGGTCTGACAAAGGCTTGGATCGGTCCGCTTCTAACCATTATCCCACAATGACGATCGACGATATTTGTTCGCTCGATGTGCCAAGCATATCGGCGGATGATTGTGTCTTGTTCCTATGGGGCACGACGCCAATGCTGCAAGAGGCGTTGCGCGCAATGGAAGAGTGGGGGTTTGAATATAAGACACATTTTATCTGGAATAAAAATAAAATCGGCACTGGCTATTGGTCCAGGTCAAAGCATGAAATTCTGCTTGTCGGAACAAGAGGATCAATTCCTGCGCCAGAGCCAGGCACGCAATGGGCGTCTGTGATTGATGCGCCGGTCGGCGAGCACAGTGCAAAGCCTGACGTTTTTTTCGAATTGATTGAGAAATTATTCCCGAATCTTCCAAAGCTAGAAATGAACTGCCGCGGGAGTGCTCGTGACGGCTGGGCGGGTTGGGGCCTAGAAGCAGAATGAGCAAGACTGTTCAGTGCGTGATGGTGACGCTGCCGCCACCAATATCAGCCAATGCCATATGGCGATCGCATATATCCAGGTCAGGGAAATTACAGGCGATTAAGTCAGCAAAATATCGCGACTGGATCACGTTGGCGTCAACAATGATTATGTCCCAGCGGGTAGGTCGAATTGAGGGCGCCTATGGATTGCGGATCCAGGTTCCGAGAAAAAGCCGTGTCGATCTGGATAACGTCATTAAGCCGATCAATGACCTGGCGCAGATGCTTGGGATTATAGAGAACGATCGCCTTTGCCAGAACATATCTGTCGAAAAGAGCGACGGCGACGAAACAATTGTTTGGTTCATCAGCACAAAAGCAAAAGGGGAAAATGATGTATCAGCGTTCAGCGATTGTGAAACGTGGGAAGATTTATAATTTATGTGTTGAGCAGGAAAATAGAATAATGTCCGAAAGAATTATGCGCCGCAAACAAGAAGAAATGGAAGAGTGGGCAAGAATATTAAAGAATGCGGTATTAAAGGCTGAACAAAAGCGCGCCAATGACGAATTGTGGCCCCAGGTTCAGATGTCTAATTATAAGTCTGACGGCCACGTTAAGATCAGAGCAATTCAGCAAAAACTATGTGAGTTATGCAATATCACGATGTTTGAACTGAACGGCAATCAACGAATTTCCCGGATTGCTTTATTGCGCCATATCGGGATGTTTGTCTCGTCAATAAACACAAGCGCCTCGACGACGCAGATTGGCCGGTCTTTTGGCGGTCGTGACCATACAACCGTTATTTATGGACTGCGTAAAGTAAAGAAGCTGGTTGATGCTGAAGACGAATTCACAGTCAATTTAATTAACCAACTTATCAACACATAATATATTCTGTGTATTATTACTCAGAACGATACAGAAGCACATTGCATTTATCTAGGGAATCAGAGACTATTGAAGTCTTCTAGGGTTTTACGGAGGAGGCGATCAACCTCCTCCGTATGAAACCGGTAGCACAGAAGCGCCGGTTTTATGAGAAGCCCTAGACCCAGCAATCTAGGCTCTCGCGAGCCACCCCAACAACTGTTTGAAAGGACAGAAATAGTGGCTGAAATGGATTATTCTACAAACGCCGATTCGATACAAGAGCACTCTACGAAGTGCGACAATTGTCCACGGTTGTCTGTGGTTGACGCTCTTCGCCAGGATTTTATCGGCGAGACGACGGCTGACGTCGTTTACATGGCGTCTGAGGCTCACCATGCGATATTGACGAACAATTTCGTGCGGTTCGAGGCTGAACTAGAGAAGATGCGTCTGGCGCTGCGCCAGGTGATGCTGACGTATCAGGAAATGAAGGAACTTATAAAGTGACCTTCGATCCGTCTTCTCTTCGCGAATTACGTCTGCATCAGGCCGCGTCATTAAGCGACCTGACGTCGCGTATTGCTCAAGGTGAGAAGCGGATTGTTTTCCAGGCTCCGACTGGGTTCGGCAAGACGCTGACGGCGGCGCATTTAATTGCGCCTTACGTTTCTGCCGGCAAGCGGGTTTTATTTATTGTTCCACGTCTGTCTTTGCTGGATCAGTCTGTCGAGGCGATCGGCGCTGAGGGATATGATGACCATATCGGCGTTATCCAGGGACAGCATTATTTAACGGATCACAAAAAACTTGTTCAGATTGCGTCTCATCAGACATTAACACGCCGGAACAAGCTGCCTCAGTTCGATATGATTATTATCGATGAGGCGCATATGAGCAGCAAGGCGCTGCGCAAGTTTGTGGAATCCTATCCAGATATTCCGGTTGTAGGCTTTACCGCTACGCCGTGGCGCCCAGGGATGGGCAAGGAATATTCTCAACTGATTATCGCTGCGACGACGCAGAGCCTGATCGATCAGGGCTATTTGACGCCGTCTAGGGTTTTTGCGCCTGTTACGCTGGATCTAACTGGCGTCAAGACGACTGCCGGCGATTATAATCAGCAACAATTAGCGCAAGCGGTTAATAAGCGGTCGATCGTTGGCGACATTGTCAAGCATTATAAATTGCTCGGCGAAGACCGGCAGGCGTTGGCTTTCTGCGTCGATCGCGCGCACGCCAAGTCAGTGCAGGATGCTTTTATCGCTGACGGGATTGATGCTGAATATATTGACTGCTTCACGTCACCGGCTGATCGTCAGACGATTATTTCTGATTTCAAAGCCGGGAAAACGCGGATTTTATGCAATGTCGGCGTTCTGACAACCGGATTTGACTATCCGGCGGTCGGCTGTGTGATCGATGCTGCGCCGACGAAGTCACCGACGCTACACGTTCAAAAGATAGGCCGCGGGATAAGGACTGCACCAGGCAAGACGGATGCGATTATTCTGGATCATGCCAATAATTCGATGACGCTCGGCCTGGTGAATGAAATTAAGCGTGACTGGCTTTGTGATGGCGATCCTGAGAGCAGGAAGGCGCGCAAGCAGAATAAGAAAGATCCTGAGCCAAGGCTGTGTCCATCATGTCGGACTGTCGTCTCTAACACGCGGCGTGAATGTCCGACGTGTGGTCATGAATTTTTCAGACTGACAAGCGTCGAGCAGGTTGATGGTCTTTTGGGATTGTTTGGACGCAATGGCGCCCAAGCTGCGGTTAATCGTTCGTCCATGTTGCCGGATCCTGCGCAATTCTATGCTGAAATGCAGGGGATTGCGATTGAGCGTGCTTACAAGCCTGGCTGGGCGGCTGTTCAATTTAAGGAGCGTTTTGGCGACTGGCCGAATGATCCTGCTGTGAGAAATGTTGGTCCTGCTGAGCCTTCTCTCGCGTCCAGGAACTGGATCCGAAGCAAGCAGATTGCCTGGGCCAAGTTTCAAGCCAAGGGGAGGAAGATACGCCTATGATTGCGTGATTGCGTAAGGGCGCATCCCTAAATCCTCCTGCGTAGCAGAGCCTTTTGAGGCCCGTAGTAACATCAGGCGTGAGCCGTTGAGAAAGGGATAAGGCAGGAGAAGCGTCGTAGCACAAGACGTTAAATATGGCTCGCACGAAGAGACTGAAAGTTACGTCAGCGGCATATGTTGTCACGAGGCATGTGTTCGTCACCGACAGAGAGGAAGCTGCGGTTATGGCTTGGTAAATGCTGTCCACCAAGCCGTTGCGATTAGTTTTGCAACAACCCGCATCCGTGAAGCGATACTGCGTGGGCTATGGACTCACCGAATATCGACCAACCCCCCCGACTAGGGGGGGGGAAGTGCGTCCAGCGGAGCGTCGGATCTACCGAATATCAAGCCTAAGGGGAACAACATGAGACACGTTAAAGGCAAGCTACAGGCGGATAAGAAATACATACAGGAACTAGCTGAGAAATATCCAACAGCTTCTAACAGGCCAAGGCTAACCGAGAGGGGCCGGATGACAGCCCAATGGAAGGAACAACAGTGGCTAGGCAGTCAAGGCGCTGCCTCTTGCTTGGTTTTCTCAGCTTCAACCTTCTGCGATCAGGGTAACGTCTTCCTATAATAACCCTAATATACGACAGTGTTACTCTGTTCCGCCGAGGTTAGACAAATTGATCCAGCTACAGTGGATCTAAGCAGATACATAGGGGTGCATAATGGCTGAGAGCGAACTAGAGCGACGTTGCATGATGGACCTCGAGCGGCTCCGCATGATGTTGAATGAAAAAGATCATCAGCTAGAAGTGATGCGCGCTGCGTGTGAAGGATACGCCAAAGAGCGGCGTGAATTGATTGAATGTCTGCATTGTTTTGTGTCTGACAAATATCAGATCCCGTTAGAGAGGGCGATCCTGCGCGCCAAGGCTGTTCTGGAAGGCAAAAGCCTATGACTGCCCTTTCGCTGATTGAAAAGCTGCGTCTCGCCCATGTCACAACGGGACAGAGAATGTTTGAAGAGGCGGCTGAACGGATCGAGGCGTTAGAGCGGGACGCCGTTTTGATTTCGGACGCAATGGTTGCCCTGACAGACCGTGTCGCTGAATTGAAGGCGGCGCTTAAGCCATTTGCTGACGCCAGCGATGTTCATATTAGTAGCGATGATATGTTTATAGCGTTTGGCATAAAAGTTGGCGACCTACGCCAAGCCCGTAAGGTATTGGGAGAGAAAAAATGAGCAAAAAAGTATTACTAGAACATATCCACGATCTTCTTATTCCGGGGCATAAAGGACATAACTTAAATAACGGAACTGATTACGATTTAATCCACGATAAAAATAACGATAGATTAATTTTATCAGATGGTAGAGTGTATGTTGATAATAAAACCTGTAGGACTTACGAAGATCAAAAAGCGCAATTTAATAAGCTACATAAAGAGCGGTTTAATGACCGCTCGTAAGGTATTGGGAGAGAAGCAGTGACATATGTGCTGATGTTATGCGTGTTCATGTCATCGTCTGGTGAAAGCTGCTCTGACGTGGCGACGTTCTCGAATCTTGACGCCTGTATCAATGAGGCAAACAAAATGAAGAAGACTGAACATCCGAATGAAATTTATAAATGTGAAGGAAGGCGTAAACCATGAGCGCGCGCTGGCGTTAATTATTATTTCGATCTGTTCAACAAATGACGGCAATGGCTGTGAACAAGTAAGGCATTGTCTTTTTTTTGCTTGTTCAAGATACAAATGAACATTACAAAGGTATCATGCAGATTGATTTAACATGGCCTGAAATAAGAACCGCGACAGAGGTTGCGGTTCATCGTCAGATGTATGATTTCGCAAAAGGAATGAAGCATCATCACGGATTGAATGCTGCATTTTTTGATAGCTTTGGAATTAACATTCGAGGCTGTGTTGCTGAAATTGCGACTGCTAAGGCTCTTGGTGTTTATTGGACTGGTCTTGGTGGCTTTGGTTTACCTGATGTTGGTGCTGGCATTGAGGTCCGTGCGATCAGTAATCCAGGTCATCGTTTGATCATGCACGATGATGATCCAGACGAATATATTGGCGTTCTTGCATATGTTGGCGATGATCCAAAGAAGGTTAGGATCCTGGGGTGGTTGCCGGCGTCTGACTGCAAGAAAAAGGAATTCCTGAAAGATCCAGTTGGCGGACGTGAGGCGTATTTTATTCCGCAAACTGCACTGAGGGACATATCGTCTTTATCTGAATATTTAGGTCGTAAAAATGTTAAATATTACGCTTAGGCAAATATGCGTGTCTATTGGATTGATAGCGACCTATGGGTTGTTTGTAATGTTGATAACGGCAATTCTAATGTGAGGATTTGGCAATGATAAATTGGATAATTGATAAAATCCGAGTTTGGGTTGGCAATTGGTTATTAAAGGATGAGTTGGAGGCTCGTCGTATAATTGAGCAAAATATAAGGCGGCGTCAGAAAGAAATTATAGACACTGAAAAGACGGATGAAGAATTAATTGATGATTTGCAGAATGGAAGGTTCTGATGCGCACGTTAGCGATAATCATAGGAGGGCTGGCCCTTGCTGGTTGTAATCATGATTCTATTCCTGACCTATCTTCTCGTATTGGGTGTCCCGAATTGGTCTCATATACCGTTCAGGATCAGAGGAAAGCAGCGGAAGAATTACGTCGAATGACAGATAAGGCGACGGTTAAGAAATTTATGAAGGATTACGCCAAGCTGCGTGCGGCGTGTCGTGTTACCGAATAAAGCGTGAAAGGGGAATGAAATGGCAATTCACAGAATGAAGGGCGCTTCTCATTTAACGGCGCGCGAGACTGAGGTTCTTCGTTTGCATAATGAAGGCAAGACGCTGAAGGAAATATCGGCTGCTCTTGGCGTCAAGATCAAAGCGATAGGCGACGTTTTGCGCCTGGCGAAAGAAAAAATGCAGATCGCCTAAATTTGTGCTTGCGTATAATACAAATGTAATATACAACGATCCTTGTGACGGGCGCTTGTGCCCACTGGAGGATCTAAAATGACTGATTTTTCTGCAATGGATCAATCATTACTTGCCAAGCATTTGCTTGCTAACATCGGCAAGCTGCCATCGAAAGATTATGAGTTTGCGCAGAGCCTGGCTGTTAAGGCGTCTTTGACGCATTTCCCGGTTTCTGAGAAGCAGATGTATTGGCTGCGTGAACTGTGCGCGCGCACTGAAGGCAAGACCGAGCGCAAGACTGTTGATCTTGGCTCACTGGAAGCCATTAACAGCCTGTTCGACAAAGCCTCTCAGTCTAAGAAATTCCCTGTTGTCGTCCTGGATGCTGACGGCGAGGCAATCCGTTTGTCGATTGCTGGTCCGAAGTCTTCTGCTCCAGGCACGATCAATGTGACGACGAATGAATCGTATGACGATCGCACTTGGTTTGGTCGCATCGATATGGCTGGTCGTTTTGTCGCGTCGTCAAAGGTTGAGACGCCGGATGCTGTTGTTCAGACGCTAAAGCGGTTTGCTGCGGATCCAGTATCGGTTGCTGCTGAGTATGGTCACAAGACCGGCAACTGCTGCTTCTGTGCTCGTGATCTGACGGATGAGCGTTCTATCCATGTTGGCTATGGACCAGTCTGCGCTGAGCGTTTTGGTTTGTCCTGGGGTGTGAGGAAAGCAGCATGATGTCTTTCACGTCCTGGTTATTGGAGGTCGAGCGATTGCTCGGCTTCCGCCTCTACGGGGATGCGGCGTTAGATGCGCATCGTCATTACAGGGATGGCTGGTCGATCGACGAATATGCCACAGAAATCGATTGGCAATTAACATCGGAATAAGGGGGGAGGGTCATTGAGGTTTCCGACGGCAGACCAAAAGCGGAAAGTTTAGATACGGCCCCCCGAAATGGTATTTAATCCGTTCAATCTGAACACGCCGTCATTTAATTCGTGGATCCTTAGAAGGCGCCCTTACGCCGACTAAGAGTAGGAGGGCAGACACTGAGGCAATGGCGGTTAGCCAAGAACAGAAAGAAAAGCGGATCCTCCGAGGGTTTCCCAAGGTCGCCTGAAAAAGTTCGCTTTTCTCCGCCGTTTTTTTGAGAAAAGTGCATTTTAGGGGTTTACAACGATACAAATGTAATATACAGGTAGTGTCCATAGGGCGCTTATGCCCACAAATGGAGAATTAAAATGGCTTGGGAACTTGTAAAACCATTAACCGCAGATTTTCTCGCTGGTTACACTGTAGAAATTAAAGCTGGCAAGGGCCACGAATACGCAATTCATACATCCGTTAAAAGCGTTGATGGTCGTGTTAGGCAGGGTCCAATTTTTGTTTTCGCCGTTAATCGCACGCAAGCCACAGCCGCAGCGCGCCGCAATGGCTTCCCTGTCCACAGCGTCAACATGATCGGTTGAGGAGGCTATTATGGATAATAAACAAAAATTGACTGATCTTCTGGCTTTGATGACCGAAGAAGAATTGCATGAGTTTTACAATTTTTGGCAAGAAGAAAGGCAGAAATGGCTAAAGGGTAAAATTAAGCAGTCAAAGCATTATTCTATGCTCGACGCTTGTCAGGAAGAATGCGAGAGCCGTGGCATAGACTTTCGTCCAGAGGCCCATGAGCCATTTTGGTATCACCATTAAAACTAACCAGGGCGATCATGCCCATCAAAGGAGAAATGAAATGAAAAAGCTAATTCTTGCTACTGTTGCTATTTTGTCTGCTTCGTCTGCTTTCGCCGCGACGGATGCCGATCGCAAATGGGTTGAATATACCCGTTGGGCATATGAGCGTTCAGCGCAGCAAAACGGCGGCAGGGCGATACAGACCAGGGGATGTCAGCCTGAACTGGCGTTATGCACGCTGGCGATCTTCTATCGAAACAATAAGGGTGTTGAGGTCGTTGCGCGCGATACCTATAATTCGCGTGACGTTTTGATCCGTCGCGATGTGTGTGAGTTTAACCAGTCAAACGATATCCGTGTTTGCACCAACTGGGACACCGGCGAGGTCCAGCGTCATATGAAAGGCCAGAACGGCGAATGGGCGCTGGTCCATGATCAGTCGAATGGCCGGTTTGGTTCAAGCTATTAAAGACCGGATGACAGGGCAAGAATGTCCACAGATGGAGGTCATTAAGATGAAAAAGGTTAAACTAACAACCGGTCTGATTTTTGGGCTGGTTCTTGGATTGTATGCCAATGGCGCCCAGGCCGTCACGCATACGCCACAAGCTGACAAGGAGTGGCGCGACATTGTTCGCATGGCCTATACGCTGTCGCTAAAAAAGTATGGCGTTGAAGGCAAAATGGACACGAAGATTAATTTTGAAAACAAACATGTGGTCACGTCGATCTATTTTGATTCTCCTGATGGGGATGAAATGATGATCCGGACTGAGCACGAGCATGGGTCCAGGAAGATGCTCAGCCGCCAGGTGTGCGTGTTCCCGCCTGGTGAGACCTATCGCTTCTGCTACGACCATGACACGAGGAACTATGAGCGTTCCAAGATCAACGGGCGTGCTGAGTGGGACGTTATTGAGCGGGGGCACTTAGATGAGCGCAAATAGAGAATGGGACGAAGTCATCGTCGTCGTAGCCATTATCGGCATGGTAACGCATCCATTTATATGCTTCGTTACGATACCAGTGGCGTTCTTCGTTATAGGTTTTCTTATCTATGTGGTCCAAACTATCTGGGCATTTTGCAAATGGAACTATACCTGGATGAAAAGACTCGCGGTCAAAATAGTAAGTTTGGGAAAAACTAGTAAAGAGTCACGACCGGTTTCTATACTGGAACATAACATTGGATTATGAGGGGTAAAAATTATGGATCCGATCGACTTTAAGATCGCCAGAAATCGTCTCGGTTTGTCTGTTCGAGACATGGTTGCGCTGTTTGGTCTTGGCAGCGATCGGACCATAAGAAGATGGGAAGAAGGTGAGAAGGATATACCTGGTCCCGTATTATTGCTGATCGATTTGTGCTTAAATATTCCCCAGGTTCGAGAGTATTTAGGGTTGCGTATCGATGCAGGAAAAGCCGACGAAGAATAAGGGCGGTCGTCCAAGAAAAGCGCGTCGTATGGGTGCGCCTTTGACGATGTATAAGCCAGAAATCGTTGATGAAATTTGTCAGCGCATGTGTGATGGCGAGACGTTAGCATCCATATGTCGCGATCCTCGAATGCCTTGTCGGAATTCAATTGGCGACTGGTGCAAGAAGCATCCGGAATTCAAAGAGCGTCTTGATCAGGCTTATGAAGGCTTGGCGGATTCTTATTTTGATCAGATGATTAACACGGCTAAAATGGCGGATAACAGCAACATTGGGCCGGCTAATCTTATTGTTAAGACATTGCAATACGCCACAAATAGGTTTTCGAGGCGCTATGCTGAAAAGCGTCAGATAGAGCAGAACACGACGACAAATGTGAATGTGAATGTGAATAAGCGCGTCGATCTATCTTTGCTTGATGACGACGCTTTGGATCAATTAGAAGGCTTGCTAAATGTTGCGCAGGCCAAAGTAATAGACGTAAAGCCATGACAAAGGGTGATGAATCCTTTCGGTTAATGAGCGATATGATGGACACGTTGGATCGGCATGATCTTGACGCCAGGGCCAATTTGATTGCATTGGCTGCGGTTGTTTCCAGGGTGTTATGTAATCAGACAAGCGATATTCAAACTGCTGAAATGATGGAGCGTGACTTTTATTATTCAGTTGCGCATACGATGAGAGAAGTTGCAGAGAATGGTTTTGCTGTCTGGTCTAAGGTGAGGCTGCATTGACGTTCAAGTCATTTGATATCGATGATTTGTCGGCGAATGATATTGAAGAATTATCACTCGATATCGTTCGGGAGAAGTCACGTCGTTCATTAGTTTATTTTATTGAACAATGCTGGCCGATCATCGAGCCAAGCCAGCCATACGTTTATAACTGGCACATAGGGTTCATTTGCAAGCATTTGGAAGCGATCACGGATGAGGTCCAGTTTGATGATGGATCTTATTACAATCGGCTGCTTATTAACGTCATTCCAGGAGCCATGAAGAGCCTGCTTCTGACGTGCTTCTGGCCGCTCTGGGAATGGGGTCCGCGTAATAAGCCGGCGACACGTTATCTATGTGTTGCGCATAGTCAGGAACTGGCAATTCGCGATGGCTTGCGTATGCGTCGTGTCGTTGAGAGTGAATGGTATCAGAGGCTATGGCCTGATGTTCGTTTGACGGGTGATCAGAACCAGAAAATCAAGTTCGAGAATACAATGACTGGCTGGCGTCAGGCTGTTGCTGCCGGCACAATTACAGGTGTTCGTGCTGATCGTGTTTTAGTTGATGATCCAATGTCATGGACTGATGCGATGTCTGAGCAGATTAAGAAAAGCACAAATGATTGGTTTCTTGAGGCTGTTCCATCACGTTTGTCGGATCCTATTCGCTCAGCCATAGTCGTGATCATGCAGCGTTTGAGTGAGGACGATACCAGCGGCCTGATTCTCGATAAGCAATTAGGTTATGATCATATCATGCTGCCGATGCGCTATGATCCAGCGCGCGCAATGCCGACGATGCTTGGCCTCGAGGATGAGCGCACGGAAGAGGGCCAGTTATTATTTCCTGCACGCTTTCCGCTTGAGGTTGTTGAGCGTGATGAGCGGATTATGGGTCCGTATGCGACGGCTGGACAATTTCAGCAAAGCCCGGAGCCTAGAGGTGGCGGCATCATCCCGCGGGATAAGTGGGTATTGTGGGATAGTGATAAATATCCACCGTTTGATTATGTGCTCGCGACTGTCGATACTGCTTTTACGACGAAGCAAGAGAATGATCCGTCTGCTATGACTGTGTGGGGCATATGGTCAGGCGGCGACAATATTGCTGTCCAGGGAAATTATATTAAGCGCGATGATGAGGCGACTGCCATTATGCAGCGTCAATACACGCAAGATCATCCAAAAACGATGCTGATATATTCCTGGGCAGAGCGATTAGAATTTAATGATCTGATGGAGCGTGTTCGAGAGGTTTGTATTCGATACAAGGTCGATGAGTTGGTTATTGAGAATAAAGCAGCCGGCATATCGATCGCTCAGGAAATCAGGCGTGTGTATGGTTACGAGGATTTTGGTTTGCAATTGTTTGATCCCAAAAGCATGGACAAGCAGGCGCGGCTCTATGCAGTTCAGCATTTGTTTTATGATGGGATAATATACGCCCCAGAGAAGACCTGGTCTGACGCGGTTATTAACCAGTGCGCTGTGTTTCCAAAGGGCAAGCATGATGACCTGGTTGACTGCGTATCGATGGCTTTGACATTCATGCGTAAGAACGGATTGCTTCTCAGAAACAAGGAACACACTGAAAAGCTGGATGCTGGCCGAGAGCATCGAGGTGCTGCGCCTCCACCGTTATATTTGGCTTAGGGCTATTCAGAAGCACTGTTCTCGTGTAGAAATATAGGATCGTTCAACTATAAAATGAGACCGATCGATGCCTATAACGCCGGGTCTTCGGCATACTATTCGCCAGGATCCGATGGCGGGATTAGGTTCGTTAGAATCATTATCTAAGGATGATGATGTTGCTGACGACATTGATGACGGCAAGCCATTACTAGAAATCGAACATCCTGACGGCTCGATCACGGTTAGCTTTGATGGCAAGCCAGTAGATCAGGATGATACTGCTGAGCGCGCTGCTGAATGGTTTGCTAATCTGGTTGACGATATCGATCAGATGGAACTGTCGCGCATATCGAATGAATTATTGCGTGGCATTCAGGATGACCTGGATAGTCGCCAAGACTGGGTAGAAGATCGCGCTGCTGGATTGAGGCTGCTTGGATTAAAGATGGAGCATGGATCTTCTGCTGGTCAGGCAGATGGTGCTCCTGTTGAGGGGATGAGCAAGGTTCGTCATCCATTGTTGCTTGAGGCGGTATTACGGTTCCAGGCGAATGCTCGTTCTGAACTGCTTCCTACAGATGGACCAGTTAAGGTTCGGGTGGATCTAAACGGGGCGACAATAGAAACAGATGAACTCGCCACAACCCTAGAACAAGACCTCAACCACTACCTCACAGATACGGCGAGCGAATACTATCCAGATACAGACCGAATGCTCTTTATGCTTGGCTTCGGCGGAACATCTTTCAAGAAACCCTATTTCTGTCCCCTGCGTATGAGACCAGTATCAGAGACTGTGGATGCAGAGGATCTAATCGTCAATAACATGGCGGTTACACTAGAAGACGCAAGAAGAGTGACACATAGAGTCATGATGCGTCCGTCTACTGTGAAGCGTTTACAGATATTGGGTGTGTATCGTGATGTTGATTTAATTACACCAGGCCAGAATGACATTGACGCTGTGCAGCTTGAAAAGGCGTCACAACAAGGGGTTAGCCCAGATGCGGTTAATCCTGAAGACCGTGATCGTGAAATATATGAGTGCTATTGTGAACTCGATATTGTGGGTTTTGAGCACAAGCATAAGGGCAAGATAACGGGGTTAGAAATCCCGTATCGGGTGACGATTGACGTCTCCAGCAGGGAAATTCTTTCCATTACCCGGAACTATGATGAGCCTACTGGTGAGGATGGTGATGTCCTTCCTAAGGCTCGCAGGAATTTCGTTAAGTTCACGTTTGTGCCTGGTCTTGGGTTTTACGATATCGGGCTGCTTCATATACTGGGCAACACGACGACGGCTGTGACGGCGTTATGGCGTGAAATGATTGACGCCGGCATGTATGCGAATTTCCCAGGTCTATTGCTGGCGGATAATGGTGCGCGTCAGAACACGAATATCTTCCGTGTGCCTCCAGGTGGGGCGGCGACGATTAGAACGGGCGGCGTTCCGATAAGCCAGGCTGTGATGCCATTGCCTTATAAGGAGCCAGGGCCGGCGATGTTCTCGCTTGTTCAGAACATTGTTGAGACTGGTCAGCGTGTCGGTGGCACGGCTGAATTGGCTGTTGGTGAGGGCAGGCAGGATGCGCCTGTTGGCACGACGCTGGCGATGATTGACCAGGCGACGAAGGTGATGAATAGCGTTCACAAGCGCCTTCATCGTGCTCAGTCTGAAGAGTTCAAGTTGCTGATTCGGACGTTTAAGGAGCATCCGGATAGTTTCATTGCTGAAAAGGGTATTTCTGGAACGGAATGGACTGAGCAGTTATTTGTTCAGGCGATTAACACATATGATTTGACGCCTCAGGCTGATCCGAACACGGCGAGCCAGATGCAGCGTCAGATGAAGATTGAGGCGTTGAAGGCATTACAGGCTGCCAATCCTCAGATGTATGATGCTGTAGCGTGTGACATTGCTGCGCTGAAGGCGATGGGCTGGTCTAATCCAGAGCAGTTTATGAAGCCTGAGCAGGATCGTGATGAGCCTACTGGCGATCAGATGGCTGAAATCCAGACGCTGAAGATTCAGAAGCAGATGGCGGACGCTAAGACGATGGAGGCTCAGGCTAAGGTCGCGAGCGTTCAGTCTCAGATTAAAAAGGATCAGGTTGGCGCGAATGGTCAGCCGCAAGATCCGACTGCGATGGCTCAGTTGCAATTGCAAAGCCAGGAACTGGCATTGAAGCACGCAGAGTTGCAAGCGGATCAGGTAAACCGTCAGCGTGATATCCAGGCTAAGCAGGCTGAGTTGGAAGCGGCGCGCATTGAGACGGCGAGCAAGCATCAGGCTTCTGTATTGGATGCGACGAATAGGCAGCGCGATCGTGAGAGTAAGGAGCGTATCGCAGCGGTTCAATTAGCTGAGAAGATTGCAGAGACGCCAGGTGCGATGGCGATCGTCAATCGGATGCTTGATCCAGGTATGTTGAATAGGCTTGAGGCGCAAGAGAATCCGATTGAGGGCACTGATCCCGCATATAAGGGCGGGACTGAGTAATGAATGCAGAGGATCCTCGCTTTGGAGCATATCGGCGCGCACTAGCCTTGTCGCGTCATCATCTTGCTGACGGCGGCGATCCGACTGCGACTGATCCGACTGCGACTGATCCGACTGCTCCGGTAGGTTCTCAGACGAATAGCCTGCTTCCGCCTGTATTGGCTGATGGCAGTCAGTTTGGCTCTCCTGTGTATGCCTTGAATGACATTGGATCGACGGACATTGGATCGACGGACATTGGCTCTCCGGTTATGGGGCCATTGATGGCGTCAGGCGCTGCGCCTATGGCGATGAGCGCATCGTCTACGTCTGCTCCGAGTGCTGCGTCTCAGCCATTATCTACGTCGAGCGTTCCTGCTTCGTCATATGGCAGCAATCATCTTAATCTGCTGAGCAAGAGCGATAATCCGGCGAATTATAATCTTCCATCGTATGACAAGCTGCCGGTTATTCCTGGCACGCCTGTCACGCAGCCGACGACGTGGCGCGCGCCCTGGCAAGCGGATAACAGATGGAACAATCCCTATCCATTGGATCTATGGAACGGGAACTATCACGATACGGGACTGTATGGTCCTGGTTATCCTGGTGCTCCAACGACTAATCCGACGCCGACGCAGAGCGTTCCGAGCGGTCCACCATCGGGTGGTGGTGGATCTGGTAGTGGATCTGGTAGCGGCAATGGCGGCGGCAGCACTGCCTATGTCATGGGCGGTTATGAGTCTACCGGCAATGTCAGCCAGGACATAACGAACATATATGAGCGGTTACTGGGTAGTGATCCGACTGCTGAGCAAAGCAGTTATTGGGCAGGGCAGATAAACAGCGGCGCCCAAACTGAGGCTGATCTAGCAGCGGCTATTACGAATTCTTCTGCATATAATCAAAAGCAGAATGCTGATCTTGTTACTGCTGTTTATCAGCGTGACTATGGCCGTGCTCCGACCGCGGCTGAGACTGCTGCGGCTACAAAGCAATTGAATAACGGACTAGAGACGCCGACAGCATTTATTGCGTCTATTGAGAGTTCTCCTGAGTATCGGAACTATGCTCTTAATCAGGGCAATAGCTATCTGTCCTATGGTCAGTTGCAGAACCAGATTTACGCGGAGGGTCAGCCTGGTTCTCAGTATTCTCAGGATCAGATCAGCCAGTCTTTAATTAATAACGCCTTTAGCCAAGATACGGGCGTTATGCCGACGGATGCTCAAAGCCGTCAGTATGTGACTGAGGTTGCTAATCTGATTAAGGCTGGCGAGACGCCTGCTCAGGCTGAGGCGAAGGTTGCTGGTGAAATATCCATGCTTCCTGAGGCAGAGGCTTATTCGCAGAGCAATCCGGATGTTACGGCGTATAAGGTTCCGTCTTACGGCTATCAGATGCCGGCTGAATATACAGGCACTGGTGCGCAGCCATCTGCGATGGACATTGCCAGGGCGACGGCATTGTCGAATAGCGGATCTGCTACTCCTGGCGGATCGACGGGCAGTGGAACGACGGGTCCGACGACGTCATCTGTTACGCCTCAAAAGGGCAATCTTGCACTAACTGAAGAGCAGTCTTTGGTTAATGCAGGCATTGATCCGACTGTTGCGGCGACGGTTACGGCTCAACAAAATGGCGGCATTGATCCGACGCAAGGCACGGCGGCAGATCAGTTAAACACGGCGCGTGAGTATGCGGTGACGCTTGCGGAGAATGGTTTCTCCAAGAGTGCGATCGACACGATTATGTCTCAGCAAGGCTATGGGGTAGGGGCGTCGATTAGCGACGTTTATCCATTGACGCCATTGCCTGGTCAGCAAAATCAGGTTGGTCAATATGACTTTGCCGGCAATACGATTGCGGCTAAGGGCGGACTGGGTGATACGACTGGCGCATCTTCCTATGGGTTGTTGGATGCGTCGATTAAAGCGATGCCGACGGCTCAGATTGAATTGTCTGCTCAGATGGCGCAGCAAGGCTTCTCTCCTTCTGCGATTGCGGCGACGTTAAGCCAGCAAGGCTACAACATATCGCCGAATGCAATT